GGCAGAGATATATCAAGTGGTGTTGTAGCAGAGTTTATCTACTCCGGTTTTGACGGGTTATGGATGCCGCTATATGGCACCAATAGTCCAACCTAAACAATAACGGAAAAATATAAACAATGGAAATTATCTTAGCAACACTCTTAATGACACACTTGACAATAGTGTCAGTTACTCTGTATCTACATCGTAGTCAAGCTCATAGAGGAGTCGAGTTTCATCCTGCGATAAGCCATTTTATACGTATCTGGTTGTGGCTTACTACAGGCATGATAACAAAGCAGTGGGTTGCTATACATCGCAAACACCATAGATTTAGCGATATCGACGGAGATCCTCATACTCCACATGTATACGGTATTTGGCATGTATTGTTTAAAGGTGCCGGATTATATCACTCTGCCAGTAAAGACAAAGAAATGATCCAACAATACGGTGTAGGAACACCAGATGATTGGGTTGAAAAGAATTTGTATACACCACATAGTCGCCTCGGTATTCTTCTAATGTTAGTCATAGACTTGTTGTTATTTGGACCGTGGGGCTTATTAGTGTGGGGTATACAAATGCTATGGATTCCGTTTTGGGCAGCAGGTGTCATTAACGGACTAGCACACTGGGTAGGATATAGAAATGGAACTACAAAAGATCATAGTAGGAACATTAGTCCTATTGGTATTGTTATTGGTGGTGAAGAACTTCATAATAACCATCACTTAGATCCTGCAAGCCCTAAGTTTAGTCGCAAGTGGTTTGAATTTGATATAGGTTGGTTTTATATACGCACATTAAGTGCTCTAGGTTTAGCAAAATTGCGAACCAGCTAAATATACTAAAGAGAGCGCAACTATGACAATTCAAACAGTTAATCTAGGTTCATACGCTAATGACGGCACAGGTGATGATCTACGCACGGCATTTACAAAAGTAAATGACAATACCGCAGAGCTAGACCTTACCCGGGTTGTTAGTGCTGCCAACCTTGGATTAGGCGCTGAAATATTCAAAGAAAAAGTAGATAAGAATCTTCAACTACGCAAAATTAATGCTGGCATTAATATCACAGTTACGCAAAATGCCAATGATATTACCATTGCTACTCCTGACAGTATAAACAATTTAGTTGAAGATACAAGTCCACAGCTGGGCGGAAATTTAGACTTAAATAATTTTAATGTTTTAGGAACCGGTAACATTGAGATTGATGGTGTAGTAATTGCCGACGAATTTACAGGTAATATAGTTGTAAGAAATTCAAATTTAACTATAGAAGCATACAACAGTATAAGTTCTGATTATAATAATGTAAGTATTAACGGACTAACTTTTAGTGGCGGCAACAAGATATCAGCGGGAATTAATAATATTTCCACGTTTACAGGCGACGGACTAGTTATTAATTCTGATTTACAACTAGTACTAACATCTAACAACGGTGTACTAGTAGATACAGATTTAACTGTATCCGGCAGCATTCAAGGAAACTTAATTGGAAATGTAACCGGAAATGTAACCGGAACAGTAAGTTCAATTGCTAATCACAATTTAGAAGATCTTGCTGATGTTTCTAGCGCGACTCCAACAGTTGGGCAAGCTCTAACATGGAATGGCAGTGCGTGGACACCGAATACTATTACCTCAGGTGTAAGCAGAATTATAGCTGGATCGAATATAACTATTAGTCCAAGTAACGGACTAGGAGACGTAACCATTAATTCTACCGGAGGCGGTGGTGGAGGTGGCGATTTAGATTTTGGATCATTTACAAACCCTAGTGGGTTTACATTGGACTTAGGTTCATTTTAAGGATTAGGGGAAAGCAATGTCATTACTATTAAGACGAGGTCTCGAAGCAGATAGATTGAGTTTTATACCTGAGGAAGGTGAACTTATCTATGTTACAGATACAAAATTAATCTATGTTGGAGACGGAGTAACAGCTGGTGGTAATTTATTATCAGGCGGCACAACTCCTCCGGGTACACCAACATATGCGCTAACTAGAAGTAGCGCCACAGTAAATGAAGGTGGAACTGTAACTATTACACTAACAACTACAAATGTAAGCAACGGTACCGCAGTGCCGTATACTATTACTGGCACCGGTATCACAGCAGCAGACTTAGGTTTAGGCAGTTTAACTGGATCGTTTACTGTTAACTCTAATACCGCAACACTTGTAATTAACGTAGACAATGATTTTACCACAGAAGGTACAGAAACATTTACAGTGACCTTAAACAGTATTACTCCATCAGTTACTGTTAGTGTAAGCATTACAGATAGCTCAACTAGTAGTATTGACGGCGGAAGTCCTGGAACTACGTCATTTGACGTTATATTAGATGGCGGATCACCTAGTACCAGTAGCTTTAGCGTGGTTATTGATGGCGGCACACCATAACCCAAAAACGCATAAATAACAACGATAGAGGATTTTTAACATGCCCCAACAAATTATATTGAGAAAAGGTACCGCAGCAGCTTGGACATCTGCGGGTTCTGTTGTCTTAGCAGCAGGTGAGCCAGGTTTTGAAACAGATACCGGTAAATTTAAAATTGGTAACGGTACACAAGCGTGGACCGCATTGCCCTATGCCGTAGGAACTATTCCTGTTAATCTAGCAGATCTAGCCGATGTTGCATCAACTGCTCCTAGCACTGGACAAGTGTTAAAGTGGAATGGTACTGCGTGGGAACCAGCCGCTGATTCAACAGGTGGCGGAACTGGCGCGACTTATGCTATAAGTGCTGAAACCGCAACTGGCGGCGTTAACTTGCGATTAACCGGAAGTGATGCTAGTACAGATGATGTTAAGTTTGAAGCAGGATCCGGAATCACTGTAACACGCACAGATGCTAATACTATTACAGTTGCTAGCTCAGTTACTGATACAGATACAACTTATACTATTAGTAATCAAGCAGCAGGATCGGACATTTCTATCGACCTTACTGCATCAGATGGTCCTAGTGCTAGCGTAACATTACAAGCCGGAACGAATATTTCTTACGATAGTATCAATTCAGGTACATTCTCAATTGGTGCGGCTTCTTATGCGGTTAACACTACTCAAGAAACTAGTGGCGGCGGCGCAACATATTCTCAATCGCAGTTAACCCGAACACTTAACGGTACAAGTAATTCAGAAAGTACTCTGTTAGTTAAGTCGCTTGATAACAACCTAGTTGTGACAGCCGCGCAGGTGGGTGCGACTAGCACAATTACTATTGCTAATCCAAGTCGAGTCAATCCTGCATCTACAGGTACTGGCGAAGTAGCATTTTATTCAGCTGGTGCTAGTTCAACGATTTTAAATCCACAATCTGTACTATCAGTTGGTAGTGTAACCGAAACTGTTAACATTGCTGGAAACTTAATTATAACAAGAGACAGTTATAGTGCGTCTAGTCAAGCAGGATTTTTATTTAGACAACATCATGCCACTGCCGATGCAGTAGGAGTTAACTTTTATAGATCACGCGGTGTTAATGCAACTCCAACAACAGTTGTTTCAGGCGATGATATTATCGACTTCGGCTTTTTATCACACGACGGCACTAACGTTACGGCTAGTGCTGGCCTAAGTGTAATCACTACAGGTACAATTAGCACAGGTATTGTGCCAGCTAAATTTCAATTTACTACTCGTAATCAAGCTGGTGTATTTGCAGCACGAGTTGAAATTAGTGCTGAAGGTGTACTACAATGTAATACATTCGCAAACTTATCAGGTAGTGATATAACATTTAGTCCATCAGGTGTTGTTAGACTTCCAGCAGGTTCCACAGTAGGTGGCGTTCTTATCGGCAGTATTGTAATTAAAGGAACTGTGGCTACATCTGCTAGTTTGCCAGGTGGAGCAGCAGCAGGAGATTCATACGTTGCACTAAGTCCAACACCAACACACTTATGGACATGGAATGGCAGTGCTTGGGTAGATCTTGGAGAATTCCAAGGGCCTGCAGGTACTAATGGTACCAACGGTCAAGGCGTGCCAACAGGTGGAACAGTTGGACAAGTATTAGCTAAAATTGATAGTTCTAATTATAATACACAATGGTCAACGTTGGCCACTGTGGCCACATCAGGACTGTATAGTGATCTTAGTGGCAGTCCAACTATTCCATCGGACTTAACAGATCTAGGTATTACAGATGGTACACCAGGACAGGTGTTGACTACAGACGGTGCTGGTGTGTTTACATTTAGCACAGTAACATCAGGTTCTGGAGATGTAGTAGGGCCGGCAACTGCAACTAACAATGCGCTAGCAAGATATGATCTAACTACTGGAAAATTGTTAAAGAACAGTTTAATCACGGTAAGCGATACAGGTGCTATAACTGCTCCTAGTGTAGGTAGTGTGATACCATTCTACTTTGCCGACCAAGCAGCATTTCCAGCAGCCTCAACTTATCATGGTGCTGTTGTTCACAGTCACGCAGATGGCAAGATGTATTTTGCACACAGCGGCACATGGAATGCGCTTGCTAATGCTTCTGAAATAGTTGCCAACACAGATACTACATACAGTATCAAAGCTACTACAGCTATAGGCGGTGCTACATTAGATTTAGATGCAGGCGGAAGCGGTAGTGGCACTGACAGCGTAACATTTGCTGGTGGCACTGGAATCACAGTATCACGTACTGATGCCAACACTATAACTGTTGCTAGCTCAGTTACTGATACTAACACTACATACTCTATCAACGCAATTGACGGTACGACTGGTAAGAAAATTATTAGATTAACTGCTGGCGGCAGCGGTAGCGGCGATGACGATGTAGTACTAGTTGCTGGTACAAACGTGACCTTAGACAGAACAGGCGACGAAATTACTATCAACAGTACTGCTAGTGGTGGCGGTGTTGGTTTAGGTAGTCGCGCCGATGTAACTGGCACAACTGGATCTATTGCTGATGGTGCTACAGGTAATATTGCTATCACTGGTTATAAAGCATATGCTCTATTAAAAATGGTAGTTGAACACGAAGCTTGGGTTAGAATTTATACCGATACTGCTAGTAGAACAGCTGATGCTAGCCGTGCTGAAGGTGTTGATCCAACACCGGGTAGCGGAGTTATCGCAGAAGTCATTACTACATCGGCACCGCAAACTATTTTAATTAGTCCAGGAACGATCGGTTTCAATAACGAAGGTACACCAGCTACTAGTATTCCAATTGCGGTTACTAACAAGAGTGGAACTACCAGAACTATCACAGTTACTTTAACTGTACTACAACTAGAAGCATGATATGCAACAAGTCCTTAGAGAGTTTATTGTAACACTCAGAAATAAAAATGATCTAGAACAATTTTATTCTGAGATGGAAACTGAAGGGACTACTAACAATGTCCCTTCAAGAATTGTAGAATGTGTTAATCGTAGACCTATTAGTCGAAACACACATTATCGTTTATCAGCAGAAGAAGCTGATCAACTACGTAATGATCCAAGAGTTGAATCTGTAACATTAAAATCAAAATTAATGGGAGCTAGAGCTGTGCTTCATTCAAGTCAGACTGCCACTTGGAGTAGAAGTGATTCTATAGCTACCGGCAATCGAAATTGGGGTATATACAGGTCTACTATCACTGACAATGTAATAGGCTGGGGGTCTGAAGGTGCGCAAGGTGACGAAACTGCTACTGTTGTAACTTCAGGTACAGGAAAAAATGTAGACGTTGTTGTGGTAGATCAAATTATCGATCCTAGTCACGGAGAGCTTGGCGGAAGAGCACAACAGTATGATTGGTTTGCTAATCATAATTTAAGTGTGTGGCCTTCAAATCCTGATAGTACCTACAACTACTACGAAACTACGCCAGGTGACGGATACGCTGGAACGAATAATCATGCAACTCATGTCGCAGGTATTATAGGCGGTGACACACAAGGGTGGGCTAGAGATGCGGACATATATAATTTTAGGCATGACCAAGGAAATTTAGACCCTGGATTGTACATGCCCTCAGATTATATATTTGATTATATAAGAGCATTTCATAATTCTAAAAGCGTAAATCCTGCTACAGGAAGACGCAACCCAACTATAGTTAATAACAGTTGGGGACTTGGAATTAGTCCAACTGTTCGTAATACTTTTACAGGCGGCACTGATTCAATTATTAGTAAAATTAGTTACAGAGGTTCATTAATCACGCCTGACAGTTTAGGAAATACTCCTTTAGATACTGGCTATAGCGGAGTATGTAATGCTACTACTAGGGCATCAACGCTTGCTAGCCTTATTAACGGCGGCAACAGAATAACTACATCTAGCGGAACATCTGCTGGTGTTGCCAGCATACCTAAAAGTATGCAAGGAACTAGTGGGCTTACCAACGCAGGTACTCCTACAGGTAGCGATTCAAATGGCGTTGATATTTACGATGATGCTTATTGGGCATTGCCTTTGCCTTTTGATATTACATATTTTAGTAGTACCGGAGTTTCTAATTACGGTCCTAGTCAAACCGGCAATAATCAAAATATAAATGTTAGTTCAAATAGTTTTGTTACGTTTGGCGGCAACCCGGCGGCTGATTGCTATAGAGTAGCAGTAGGAGCTAGTGCGCCAGCAACAAGAAAAATAATTATCAGCGGCGGAGATAGAAGCTGCCAACGACTATGGTACGGCACCAAGGGTACTACTGGAAACAGAACATTTGTAGTTAGATTCGAAGGTCACGACGGAGCAAATGGAGGAGTGCTAGGAAGTCCTACCATGTTATGGGAAATGACATTCTACGAAGCAACTCCTAATCAAATCGATATACACATAGATCAAAATGCTGCGTTCCGTGGAGAATTTTCTC